AAAGTTACAAATATTAGAACAAATACTGATGTTATTTAATCCTAGTTTAGAAATACAAACAACAGATAACTATGTTGACTGGACTAGTTTAAGTGTAGTAAATCTAGATAGAGTAAACTTTAGTAATAGAACTATACCAGTAGGTGTTGATAGCGAAATAGATGTAAGTTCGTTAGAGTTTAGTACACCTATATATATTAGCTTACCAGTAAAGGTAAAAAAGTTAGGCGTTGTAACAAATATTATTGCAAACATATTTAATGAAGCAACAGGAGATATTGACTTAGGCCAAAGTATGCCTGTACTTAGTGCATATAGCGAAACTCCGCATCCTATTGAAAAAGTTGCAGATAGCAATCTTGATACAACAACAAGGGTAGACGATGTAACAAATAATAGAGTAACAACTTCAACAACATTTAGAGATTATGGTGTTTATATTTTAGGAAATACTGCACAACTTGTTGATGGAAGAGATGTTGGCACTCATAACTGGAGAGAAGTCATTGAAGCATATCCGGGGCAATATGTTGCAGATGTATCTAAAATAACATTACGTAAAGATAATACAGATAGTTTAATAGTTGGTACATTTACATTAAATGCAGTAAATGAGACAAAACTTACTATAAACTGGGATTCAGATACTTTGCCAACAGGAGACGTAATAGAAGGACCTGCACGTAGTTCAAATAGTTTAACAAGCATAGATAAAATAGTAGACCCATATAACTATAATCCAGCAACTGATAAAACTAGTGGATTTAGAGTATTGATATTAGATGATATAAATCCTAGCGATAATGTAGGACAGAATGTAGGAGATACTCCATATAACTTTGCTTATGACGGGCCCGATGCATGGAAAAATGATGACGGTACAGATTTTGTTGCAGGAAAAAATGATATTATTGAATGGGATGGTGCAAAATGGCACGTTGTATTTGATGCTAGTGCTACAACAACATTTACTAATACACAAAATCTTACAACTAATATTATCTACAAATGGACAGGCAGCGAATGGATACAAGCATATGAAGGCGAATATTCACATGGTAACTGGAATATCCAACTCGGTGGATAACTATTTGTATGAAAAAGATAGTATGTAGTGGAGCTCTATTCTATACTCTCAACACTAGTAGATTTTTACTTTTACACAGAACTGCCAGTAAACATAATAATGTTTGGGGTTTAGTAGGCGGTACAAACGAAGAAAAAGAAACTCCATTTGAAGGTTTAACTAGAGAAATAGAAGAAGAAATAGGCTTCCTTCCTGAAATAAAAAAGACAATGCCTTTAGAAACATTTATTAGTAAAGATGATCATTTTCATTTTCACACATATTTGTGCGTTGTAGAAAAAGAGTTTATTCCAAATCTAAATAATGAACATGATGGATATGCATGGGTAAGTTTTAGCAAATGGCCTAAACCATTACATCAAGGACTGACTAACACGCTTAGAAATAAAACGAATCAAAGAAAACTACAAACTGTTTTTGAAGTTGTCAAACTGTTGTCTTAACCAATCAAAATCATTGATTTTGCGCAATGCTTCAAGATTGCCTCTATTATTTTCACCGTATTTTTTGCCGTGAATAGCACCACTAATCGCTGCATCACCAAACAACTTATCTTTACCTCTTGTACACCAAGCATTTAATCTAAACTCGGTTTCATCGTCAAGTTGTCCGTCAATTGCTCTTGCACTTAATTTTACACATTCACGGAAGGCACTACGCCACGTACTAAACTCGTCTGTATTAAACTTGGTAATATTGGATACTCTATTAACAGTTTTAAACAACGGACTAATGCTTGTAGTCATATCAGGCTTGCTTGTGTCCATGTTAATAGTAAGATCTCTTGGTAATAGTTTTACAGCACCATAACCATATATTAATCCATTAATAGGATTTTGTGACTTCCACACATGCACAGTTTTTCTACTGTCAGGATCATATGCAGGTACATAGTAATCAAAGTTAAAGTTGTCAACAATTTGAGCATCTGCGTCTACAATCCAAATCATATCTGTTTCAGCTGTTTGTGCTGCCATAATATGAGCTTGGTGTATACCTTCAACTCCATGCACCCTATGTATAGTTCTTTCAGGAAACTTTTGTAATAAGTTTTCAAAGTTTTCATTTGCATGTTCTTCATCTTTACTAATAAACACAATATCATAAAGAGTTGGATAACTTGCAATAACTTCGTGTTGTTTCTTATTTGTTAAGAAACGCATGTTTATTTCTCGCTCAGTAACCGGAACTTTTTTGCTTACAAGACTAATGCCGTCCCACGCATCGCCGTTTTTAAATACATGATTTGTATTTCTTTCAAACCATTGATTATGAGAAAAATACATATCAAAATCAAAGTTATCTGCAATATTTACTTCAGGCGGAATCATCCAAAACATTTCTGTTTTTGATTTTTTGAGAGCATGTTCGTAATCACTGTAGGTGTTGATTATAAACTTTTCGTATTTAATTGGGCCACTAGCAACAATATTCCATTCTTTTCTTTTAGCAACTAGTCTATGCTCAATCTCTTTTTGTGTTAAAGGTGAACGTTTTGTCAGCAAGAATAAGCCATTGTGTAAATCTTCGTTATTTACTTTGTGTACAAATGTATGATTAATACTTCTATCATAACTGTTATGATGACTAAAATACATAGTCAAATCAAAGTCGTTGTTTATTTTAATATTAGGAGTAGTTGCCCAAAACATTTCGGTGCTCGAATCTTCTATAGCTTCAAGATAATCATCGTATGTTTCGATATTAAATATATCATACGGTTTAGGCTTACTTACTACTGTTTCCCATTTTTTACTATTTGCGTAAAATCTATTTTCTACTTCTTTCCTAGTAACAGGACTATGTTTTGTAAACAAAACAACACCGTCATAATGTTCCCCATTTAAAAATACATGATTTGTTTCTCTGTCATACCTATTATCATGAGAAAAATAAATGTCAAAATCAAAGTCTAAAATATCTAGATCGCTTGGTACACCCCAGAACATTTCAGTTTTACATGTATCTAATGCAGTTAAATAATCATCATAACTATTGATAGTAAACTTGTTATACATTACGGATTTACTTGCAACAGTATTCCATTCTTTGCCTGCGAGCAAGTGTCTATATTCAACTTCACGCTGTGTTACTGGTCTGTGCTTGCTAAACAAAAATAATCCATTACGTAGTTTTTTATCACCAACTTGATGAATAAAACTATGATTTTGTTTTCTGTCATAGTCATTATCGTGGCTGAAGTAAATGTTAAAGTCAAAATCGCTTGTATCTATGTTATTACTGCATCCCCAAAACATCTCAGTATTAGACGATTCTAATGCATTAACATAATCCATGTAAGTTTCAATATTGAACTTATCGTACACAACTTTTGTACTTGCTTCAATATCCCATTCTTTAGCGTTTACTATATGTCTATATAATATTTCTTTTTCAGTAACAGGTGTATGTTTACTGAGTAAAAACAAACCATTATACATTTTTTTGCCATCTACATTATGAATAAATGCATGATTTGTTTTACGATCGTATTCATTATTCCAATCAAAAACTATACTAAAATCAAAGTTATCTGTATTAATGTTATGTGTTTTTGCCCAAAATAGTTCTGTTTTTGTGTTATCTACAGCAACTAGATAATCTTCATATGTATCAATATTGAATATATCGTATTGTTTAGATTCACTTAAAATAATATCCCATTCTTTTCTTTTTACAATATGTTTATGTTCAACTTCTTTTTCTGTAACCGGAGAATGTTTACTGTAAAGTATTACTCCATTATAACTTGTTTGATTACCTTTGTGTAAGAACTGATGGTTAGTGTTTCTGTCATACTCGTTGTCATGAGTAAAATAAATATCTAACGGTGCACATAACTTTGTATAACTCGATAAACCCCAGAACATTTCTGTTTGAGTTTTACTAAATGCTTCAACATAATCATCGTATGTATCAATAACAAAACTATCGTATTGTTTTGCTTTTGTGCAAGGACTTTTCCATTGTTTCACATCTATGATATGTCTATATTCGATTTCTTTACTTGTAATAGGTTTGTTAATACTTAGAAGAAAAATACCATTATACTTGTCATCACAATGCAAAAAGGCATGATTCATATTTCGATCAAATACGTTGTCATGACTAAAATACAAACTATAATCAAAGTTAGAATCATCAACGTTTCTAGACGTAGCCCAAAACATTTCTGTTGTTGAGTTATCTAATGCTTCAAGATAATCGTCATAACTTTCAACAATAAACTTATCATAAGTTTTTGGTTTACTTGCTACAATATCCCAATACTTACATTCAGCAATGTGTCTATACTGGATTTCTTTTTCTGTTACAGGCTTGTTTATACTCATCAAAAACAAGCCATTGTATAGTTGTTCGTCTTTTACTTCATGTATAAATGCATGATTAATATTTCTATCATATTCGTTATCATGTGTAAAATAAATGTCAAAGTCAAAATCACTTGTATCGATATTTTTACTTGTCATCCAAAACATTTCAGTTTCGCATGTATCCATTGCAAACTTGTAATCTTGCCAGCTATCAACTGTGTAAACTTCGTATTTTTTAGGTCCACTAGCAACAATATCCCATTCTTTTCGATTTACTAAAAACCTGTGTTCTACTTCTTTTTTACTAATAGGACAATGTCTACTGATTAAAAATAAACCGTTATAATATTCTTTATCATCAACTACATGTTTAAATGCATGATTTATTTTTCTATCATACTGATTGTCATGACTAAAATAAACACTTGAAAAATCAAAATCACTAGTATCAATATTAGCACTACTCATCCAAAACATTTCTGGACCGTTATTATAAAATGCCATTTCGTAATCTTCAAAACTATCCACAATATACAAAGGATATGTGATAGGCTTACTTGCTATTGTTAGCCATTCTTTGACATTAATAATATGTCTATACTCTAACTCTTTAGGTGTAATAGGAGAATGCTTACTTAATAAGAATAATCCGTTGTAGAGAATATTACCATCTACGCCATGAGCAAATGCATGGTTGTGTGTTCTGTCATATGTATTATCATGAGTAAAATAGATACTAGAAAAATCAAAACTACTTGTGTCTATATTTTCACTATCTGCCCAAAATAACTCCGTTGTGCTTTTTTCAAGTGCAATTTTATAATCTTCATATGTTTCGATTATAAACTTGTCATATTGTTTTGCACCACTTGCAACAATATTCCAATGCTTTACATTTATTAAATGTCTGTACTCAATTTCTTTTTCAGTAACTATACAGTTCTTTGAAAATAAAAATATACCATTGTAAAAATCTTCATTGTCTACTCTGTGAATAAATGCATGATTAATATTTCTATCATATGTATTGTCATGAGAAAAGTATAAATCTTTTACCATGCCACTATAAAAGTCAACGTTGTTTGTTACACCCCAAAACATTTCTGTTTTTGTATTTTCTAGTGCATTTAAATAATCTTGATATGTTTCTACAACAAACTCGTCGTATATCACAGGCTTACTTGCAATAATATTCCATTCTTTACGTTTTAGTAAGTGTTTGTGCTCAATCTCTTTTTGACTAACAGGATTGTGTATACTCATTAACCACAACCCATTATACAAGTCTTTGCCATTTACTTGATGTATAAATGCATGATTTGTTTTACGATCATATTCGTTACTATGTTCAAAATACTGATTAAAATCAAAATCTATACTAATATTAGGAGATGTTGCATAAAACATTTCTGTTTTTGTATTATCTAAAGCATATAGATAATCTTCATATGTTTCAACATTAAAAATATCATAGGATACTGCGGTACTTAAAACAACATCCCATTCTTTACGTTTAGCAACAAATCTATGTTCGACTTCTTTTTTTGTAAGTTTTTTATTTTTGTTTATAAGATATAAACCTGTGCGGAAAGTATCATTATTTGCAGCATGTAAAAAACTATGATGTTGATTTCTATCTATTACACTGTGGTAGCTGATATAAAAGTTTTCAATAACATCATAATCTAGGATATTGAGATTTTTACTGCTCATCCAAAACAAGTCTGTTGTTGTATTTTCCACTGCATCTAAGTAATCTTGATAGTTGTCTACTTCAAAAATATCATAAGATTTTGGAAAACTTGCAACAATATTGTGCTCTTTCTTTTTTACAAAAAACCTATTGTTTATTTCTTTTTCGCTTAATGACACATTTTTACTAAGCAAGGCAATACCGTCATACATGTCATTGTTCAAAAATACATGCGTGATGTTTCTATCGTATTGATTGTGATAATTAAAGTATAAATCAAACTCAAAATCTGATTTAACAACAACATCATCAGGCACTGCCCAGAACATCTCTGTTGAACTACGCTCTAATGCTAGTTTGTAATCATCGTAGTTATTGACTACAAACTGATCAAACTTTTTTGGGCGGCTTGCTACCACCTCGTGCTCTTTTTTATGAGTGTAAAATCTATGTTCAAACTCTTTTTTAGAAACTTTAGCGTTTTTTGAAAACAGTGCAATACCGTCGTAACTTTGATCATTTAAAAAGACATGATTGATGTTGCGGTCAAACTTTACATGATGATCAAAGTATAAACCAAAATCAAAGTCGTCGTCTACTTCTACATCATTTGGAACATACCAAAACATTTCAGTTTTACTATTTTCTAATGCATGTAAATAATCATCATAACTGTTAATAATAGGTTTATCATAAGGTACAGGATTACTTGCAAGTATTTTTACTTCTTTTTTATTGATGTAAAATCTATGATCAACTTCTTTATCGGTTAGTTCATAAAATTTTGGTAAAAGAACAATACCATCTTGGCTGTCTCCGTTTCTAAACATATGAGCATATTTTTGACTCCAGTCGTCTGGCTGATATGAAAACTTGAAAATAGGAGTCACGTCAATATCATCTGGTACGATCCATAACATATCAGTTTCACTCAATGCTTGTGCTGTATCAATAGCATCTACACATTGTGCATGTGGAAATCTATCAAGCAGTTTTTTATATTGTGTAGAGTTTTCATCTCCAATAAAAAACAAATCAAACTGCGATTTTCCTTGATAAACGTCATAAACTCCTGCAATATGATCGTGTTTTTCTCTAAGTTCAGTTGTAAATCTAGTAGGACACAACTTACACCATTCATAGGTTTTTATTCTGTGACTAGATTTATAAACATAAGGAAATACTTGTACTTTTCCTTTTGCAGTTGGCCGAACATATAAAGGAAATGTGTCTAGTAAGTCTAAATCTTCATGTATAATCCATACCCACTCTGCTTGGTCTTTGTATTGTAATGCTTGAGTTTCGTCTTCTGGATTATCTGTCCTGTGAATAGGCCAGGTGTTTAAAAAATGATTTTTTAAAACGTCTTGACCATTATATACCTTTTTTCCAAATTTTTCAAACTTATCAAATGCTGTGCTCATTGTAAATCTTTTAACCTAAATGATTTTGTTCCGTAATGTGCTATTTCTTGACTTAGAGCTGCATCTACATAGATTTCAAATCCAGCGTCATTTGCGTTTTTACAGAAAAAAATATCTTCGCCGCTTAAATCTTTTGTATCTTCGTTGTACAAATACTGATGATACGGTTTAGAAATATATTTATATACATGTGTTTTTACCAACATACAGCCCATAGCAACTGCCCAAATTTTATGTAAACCTTGGTGTGCATCTAATCTTACATTTAGATTGCTTGAATCGGGCCAAGCAGTGATATTGTATGGCGGTACTCTTGTGCTGTATGCTGCTGCAACAATATCTTTATCATGCTCTAATAAAGTGTTTATTGTTGCAGAAGGTACATGCATGTCACTATCTAACCACATAATATGTGTAGCATCATACTCTAAGGCTTGATCTACTAATGTGTTTCTTTGCTGAGGTATAACCGAACCTAAGTTAATAAAGATTTTAAAATCAATGTTATTTTTTGTCAACAAAGAAGAAATATTAGATAAACTTAGTGCAAATCCTGCATGAACATAGTCTCGTGCAGGCACACATATTGCTACTTTCATTAGACGATTTCTTCAGAAATAGTATCCAAGTTAAGTTGTTTTTCAGCACCAATAGTGCTTTCGTTTAGATCTCTTGCTTTGCCTACAGCAATCTTAACTGCTTCTTTAAAATCTTCACTAGGAAGAGAACTCATTACAACCATATTTTCAGGTTGAACTTTACCTAAAGTTAATAAGTCTGCTGCTGCTTTGTGTGCAATGACGTTAATCCAATGAGTTCTGTCGTCTTGTTCTACACGATCAGGATGATTTACCTCAGCTTCTGATTCGCCACCTAAAATAGATTCTACAATCTCATTATAAATGTCTTCATCTTCTAGGTTTAGTGAATCTAGTTTAAGTAGCTTTCTAGATTTGCTAAACTCCGTAGAAAGTTCAACATTGAGTATTTGGTATTTTGAATACATGTATATCTCCATTATTTGTTATAATATATATAACTAAGTTTGTTTTGTCAAGTGATTTTTATGGTATTTCATAACTATGAACATAACCAGCTTGATCTCTTAATATCATAGCCGTTCCTGTTGAATTTACATCCATTCCAGTTACAGCACTAATGTACCATGGAAGTGTAAATGTTCCGGTTATTGATGCACTGTTACTACGAAACGGAGTTGGAAGTGAAATTTCGTAAATAATAGCTCTATCAACTAAACGTGTTTGAGTATACCTTGCGTTATAAGCCACCCAAACTTTATCTCCTTCAGGAGACATAGCAAAACATCTTGCAAAGTATGACGCAGATGCCTTTCCTGTTATATTTGACAAGTTTAAAGAACTATAAAAACTTGCAGCACTAGGACTACTGATTACGCTGCTTGTTCCTCTGCTGAATACTAGTGTTTGTGCAGTAGTGTTCCATTGTAAATATGCATGATAGATATATGGATACGTTGGTAGATACGTTGGGCTGTATGCTTGAAAATGTTGTACTTGAAAATCTGTAGTTACTGTGCTACCAATGGTTCTACTAGCATAACTATTACTTACACCATTAGCAATAGTTCCTGCTGAGTTTAACCTTCTATACATCAAAACATAGGTACCATTATAGTTAATAACTTGTGATATACCTATACTTGATTGCGGATGCATTTTCATGCTCATAACATTTTGAGGTGTACTTGAACTAAAATAAAAAGGCATTGCAGCAGTATGTGCCCAAGATCCAGAAGCTTGACTTGAGTTAATACTTGAAAAGTCGTAAGCAGTAGGCATGTCTTGTTCAATATATTCACGATTAATTATAGATAAAAAGGATGTTCCGTTTAGATTCCAACATACGCCACCTTCCATAAGACCGTTATTGGTAGCATTAAGACCAGTATATTGCAACTCAGCTTGATCATCAAAATGCCACAAACTTAAATGTGCACCACTGTGTCTATTTGGTTTTGTGGTTTTAGTACTCCATGTTGACAAGTCCCATGCTGTGCTAAGTTCGTATGCAGTTATATATCCATTGTAGGTTCCAGGACCTCCGGCAACTAACTGTGTTCCATTTGGGGCAAATGCAACTGGTGCAATTCTTCCATATGTTGGAAGATCTGGGCCTCCAGTTTGTGTAGTAGTAGTACTGGGTTTCCAGTCAAACCAAGCTGTTCCACTATGAGTTTTCATGTCCATTGTTTTACCAGCAATGTAATATGCCCAAAAATGAAAACCATCGTCAGCAAAGCCACCTCTATAAAATGCTGTGCTTGTATTGTCAACTAATCCTACTAGATTTGGAAAACTTCCATCATATAATCCAGCAAATGTATAAGGTGTTCCCCCTGGCATTGTTCTATAGATTTCCCAGGAGCATTCTCCTGTAGATTTTTCACCCATGTAACAGAACATATAGCCACCATCTCTCCAAGCAATACCATTTCTTCCAGAATATCCTGAGTTTCGTTGTTGGTCTGTAAATGTTTCATCCGGTGTTGCACTAGCAGTACTAGTATCAAACGGTGTTGTACAAGTTCTAATAATAGCACCTTCGATGCCAAAGCCCAATGTGGTATTATGTTGTGTCAAAACTTTTGTACCGTCGGAGTTAAAGTCGATTTGATTTGCGCCTTTGTTAGTAGGTTCGTCTATATAAATGTCTGGAACACCGTCACCTACTAAACTGGTTAAATCGTATGGATTTGGAATATTCCAAATAGCAGTCATTTCGCTACCAGAACTGCTTTGCCAAGCAACAGCAAGTTTTGATCCTCCATCTACCCACTGAGCATTGTAACTAGCACTTGTACCAGTGTACAGATAAGGAACTGGTTTGTTTGTTAATCCTCCACCCGGAACCAAAGAAGAAACAATCCAGTTATTACCACTAGTTGTAAGTCCGCCAAATGTTGCACTTAGAAATATAGTTGAACCAACTGAAATACCTAAATATGATCCTAAAACGCTCATTACAATAGGTGTACCGCTTGCACCAAAATAGTTGCGTACTTCTGTCATTGTTATTTGAGAGCCGGTAGGGGGTAATGCCATTTATAAATTGTCCTATTTTACTTATTTTAACAAAAAGAATCTAAGATGTCAACAAGTAAGGGCTTGATGCCCTTACTCTATTTATCTATCAACTTCTTGACCATTTCTTTAAGTTGATCTATTTCTTCCTGTTGTTCTTTTATAGCTTCGATTAAAAGAGGAACCATCTTTTCATACTTAACTGTTAAGTAATCTTCTCCTGATTTACTTCCAATGTCGTCACCAGTCTGTTCATCACGTAGTCTATCAAACGGTGCATAATCAACTGCTTGTGGTAATACTTTTTGAACTTGTTGTGCAAGTACACCTGCATCGTTGACTTTTATAGTTGGATTAAACCCTAGTTCTTCTACTTCATCAATCCAATCATAATGCACACCTTGTAGTTGCTTAACTTTATCAATTGCATTTTCAATAGGACGAATATTTGTTTTCAATCTTTCATCTGATGAATATGCTGTTACTTCGCCTGTTGCTGTAAACGATGCCGAAACATCAACAGTAGTATTGTTACAAGTTAGTCGAGTACCACCATTGTAATACAATCTAAAGTAACTGTTTCTTACAGCTAAGAAGTGTGCCTCGTTATCAACATCGTTATATAGATATGTGCTTGAGCTACCATCGTGCATTAACACAATGCGTCCGTCAATGCTGTAACCTTCCCAGCCGTTTACGCCGGAACCACTTGTTTGTATAGTACCATAACTACCGGTAACATTGGTAATACCACGTGTGCTATCAACTCTAATAATACCGTCTGCACGTAAGTTACCTGGTGTGTATATACCGTTTGTAAACTCACTAGCATTATTCATACGCAACCAACCGTCATCAAAATCTGCACTCAATGCTGTTCTACTGTTAAACGCAATACCTCTATTATCGCTTGTGCTATTACCAGTAAAATCAATGATATCGTCGCTTGTGCTTGAATAATCATAAGTTCCGCTTGCAGTATCATTTGCATCACTGCGTATAAACGACCCACTATCAATACCATCTATAGTGTCAGCATCAAGTCCTGAACCTGATCCATCGTTGCCAGAGTGCCAAACAGTATGTGCTGTTGCAGTGCCATTGTCATAAAACTTAAGACCATTAATACCGCTGCCAATATCAAGTCTTTCGCCTGTAGCATCTGATGCTAATCTTAATGTGCCGCCGTTTACATATTGCATGTAAGCACGTCTTGTTGTACCTTGATACCATCCAATATAAGGAGAGTTGTTTGTTGTAGGAGCAACAATCTTAAATACTTCTCCGTCTCTTTGGAAAGTTATCTGTCCAGTTGCAGTGTCATTTGCATCACTACGTAAGAAACTAGCACCTTGAATACCATCAACAGTATCAGCATCAACGCTTGTAAGTCCACTACCATTACCAGTAAATGTGTTTGTACCAATATTAACATCGCCAAAGTTGCTGGTAATACTACCTGCATCTAATGCACCTGTACCAGTAATGCCTGTGTAACTTCCACTTATTCTTGCGTTAGGCACTGTACCTGATCCAAGATTATCTGCATTAAGAGATGTAATACCACTACCACTACCTGTTATACTTCCAGTAACACTTAGGTTATTAGAAACGGTAGTTGTAGTATTGTTTACTTCTAGTCTCTCTACACCTGCTGTAACAACACGCCATTGATCGGTTGCATGGAACTGAATATAGTTGTTGCTATCACCTGTGTGGTAGATTCTATCAGCAAGTGCAATATCTTCAACACCTGTAATCACATTGCCATTCAAGTTTGTAGCACCAAGACTTACACTACCGGTTGCAGTCAAGTTACTTGTACCTATATCAATATTTCCAAATCCGCTTGTTATAGACCCGCTTCCAAGTGCACCAGTTCCTGTAATACTTGATTGGTGTTGTGTAATACTGGTAGCAGCAATTCTGCCATCTGGTACAGTACCGCTTGTAAGTTGGCTTGCATTAAGTGCAGTCAAGTTTGTACCAACACCACTAAAGCCTGTTGTGCCACTAAATGTAAATGTTGTGGTATTTACGCTCAAGTTTACACCAGGTACACTAAACAAATCGTTGCTTGCATTACCAATAATAATAGCATTACTTGTAGTATTTGCTGCTGTTTCAACGTTATAACCAATAAGAACGTTATTACTACCAGTTGTTAATGTATCGCCTGTGAATGCACCAATAGCAACGTTATTATCTCCAGTTACAAGTTCAAGTGCTTCAATACCAACACTAGTGTTATAATCACCAGCAGTACTGTTTGATTGCGAACTTTTACCTATTGCTGTGTTACCTGCACCTGCATTAGTTCTTTGCTCCATTGCATTTGCACCAACTGCTGTGTTGTTGCTCACAGTTGTTACAGCGTTTAATGCATTGTAGCCTAGTGCAGTATTTCTGTCACCTGTTAGTCCTCCTGCAAATGTAGCATCACCAATACCTGTGTTAAACTGTGCACCCGTACCAATGCTGCCGCCTTCACCAAACACCAAGTTTGTTGCTTCGCCTTGATTGCCTCTACCAATCCTATGACCATTTACAGTAATATCGCTTGTAAATGTTTTACCTGCTTGACTAGTTGGCAATCTAGCATCGTTTACAGTTCCACTTGACAAGTTAGTTGCATTAAGTGCTGTAATATTTGCACCATTACCGTAGAATCCTGATCCTGTGTAAATCTTTTTAGCAACACCTAAACCGCCGCCAACACGCACAGCACCACTAGTACTATTGCTTGCATCACTAGTATCACTAAATGTTTTTACACCTGCCATTGTTTGGTTACCGCCTAGGCGTGTACCTTGTACAGTACCTGATGTTAGCTGACTTGCATTTAAATCTGTAAGTCCGCTGCCATTACCAGTAAATGTGCTTGTACCGATGTTGATGTTTCCAAAACCAGTTGTGATACTACCGCTATTAAGTGCACCAGTACCTGTAATACTTGCTTGGTGTTGAGTTACGTTACTAACAGCAATACGAGCATCAGCTAGTGTACCACTATCAATATTAGATGCTGCAATGCTACCTGTAAAGCTGGCACCATGTACTGCACCACCTACACCTAGTCCGCCTGTTATGACAAGCGCACCTGTGCTTGTACTAGTAGCACTAGTGTTATTTGTAACGGTTGTTAATCCACTTGCTGTAAGAGTTGTAAATGCACCAGTTGAAGGTGTTGTTCCTCCGATTGGAACATTGTCGATAGCAGGTATAGTTAATGTTCCTGAAATACCAACATTGCCTGCGACACTTATATCATCTGCAAAACTAACAGTGCTTGTTGCGGCGCCAACATTGATTGTAGCTGCGCCTCCTCCAAAGTTTACTGTTGTAGCATTTGTGTTTAGTAAGTTAAATGATGTTTGGTTTGTTGTAATATCGCCACCGTCAACATTTAAATCGCCATCAACATCAAGATCGTTGTTAACACTTGTAGTACCTGTTGCAGCACCAATGTCAACTGCTGTAGCTGCACCAAATGCATTCACTGTAGTTGCATTTGTATTCAACAAGTTAAATGTTGTTTGGTTTGTTGTGATATCGCCACCGTCGACATTTAAATCAAGATCAACATCTAAGTTATTGTTAATACTTGTAGTGCCAGTTGATGCACCGATGTCTATAGCAGTTGCACTACCACCAAAGTTGATTGTAGTAGCTGTGTCATCAAACAATGCCATTGTGGTGCTTGCTGCCTCAATGCCAGTTGTAAACTCAGGAGATGTAGCAAAAACTGCTGCACCTGTTCCTGTTTCGTCACTTAACACGCTTGCAAGTTGCGCACTAGTTGTTGCAGCGAACTGATTCAATCCTGTTTCAGTTCTTGCTAATGTACCGCTTGTTGGAAGTGTTACACTTGTATTACCTGTTGTTGTAAGTCCAAGAGTGTGAGCACCAGTGTGTGTAAAGCTACCTCCTAGTGTGATAGTTTTACTACCATTGTTTACACCTGTACCACCGTAAGTTGGATTAATGACTGTAGCTTGCCATGTACCTGTGTTAACAGTACCTAGTTGTTGTAAACTACTATTTACAACATTAGTACCAAGTGTTGTTGACGTTAAAACATTATTGCCATTTATACGATATGCTTTTGCACTTGCAAGTTCAAAGTTTTCACTGCTTGTCCAACTATCAGTAGCATCTACCCAGTTAATAGTTTTATCAGTTGTTCCTTTTAAGGTAATACCACCACCGTCTGCTGTAACATCAGTTGGTGTTGCAACATTGCCAAGTTCGATATTTTTATCTTCAACAATAAGTGTTGCACTATCAACTGTGGTTGTTGTACCATTAACTGTAAGATTTCCTGTTATTTCAACGTCACCTGCAATGTTTGTATTACCTGTAGTATACGCCATTGTTACTTTATTCAAGCCGTCGCCAAAGTTAAAGTTACCATCTTGATCAACTTGCATACGTCGAGTACCGGCTGTGTAGAAGTCTAAGTCGTCATTGTCAGTACCTGATGTTGTTTCGGCCACAATGTAAGTATCTTGGTCAACGTCGATTACACCGCCTAAACCACTCCAGTTTGTTCCATCATATCCTTCAAATTGTCCGTCTGTTGAGTTGTAACGAACTTGACCTTGTGCTGCTGTAGGTCTTTCAGCAGTTGTACCAACTGGAAGTTTTACAGCACTTGTATCACTAAAGTTTGTGTATCCAGTTACTGTAACATCGCCTTCGGTATCAATGGTCATTCTTGTTGTTGATGTTTGTAATGTTTCTCCACTAGTACCTGTTTGACCAGTTTTGATTATAACACTACCTCCAGTTGCATTACCTGTGCTTAATCCGCCTTGTATAGTGATATCGCCGCCGGCAATGTTTGTTCCTAGACCGTTTTCGCCTCTAATAACTGCACTCGAAGTACTTGCACTAGCTTCTGCACTACCAAAGATAACATCTCTATTTCTAATAACCATTGTATTATCTTTAGAAATAGTACCTTGCACTACTACATTGGCAGCAGTCACATTTGCAGCAGTTCTAACTGTAAATGATGTTGCATCAATAGTTGCGCCACTTACTGGCCATGTACCATCTAAGTTTGTGACATTACTTCCAGAAATAATAATAGAATCGCCTGCACGGACACCAAGTGTTTCAGGTGTATAAGTAAATGTTATTTCTGTTGATGTTAATACAGTACCTGTGGTTTCTGCACTCAAAAATACTTCAGTTTCGGTTACACCAGTAACAGTTGTGTTAGCAGGAATACTTCCGCTTCCTGTTACTGTCATACCATATTTTACACCAGTAGTGTCTGTAAATACCAAAGTTTTTTCAGCATTAGCAGTTGCTTCACTAGTATCTAAAGCAATACTTGCTAGGTTTACAACAACGTCTTGAGATGCTGTTGCTTCATAATCTAGAGCAAAACTTGTAATATCTCTCGTGTCGCTAGACTTACCTATTTTTACATTGTGTGCATCGCCTCCAAGTTCTAAAGTCGTAACATTAGTATTATAAACTTGACCTAGAGCATCGCTTGAAGAGCTAAGTTTAGCTGAACCAACGTCTAGTCCTTCAGCAAGGTCAAGTGCTGTACCCCACTCAGGTGTACTACCGTTTGACTTTAAGAAAGTATTTGCACGACCGATGTTCAAAGTATTTAATGTACCTGACGATTGTGCATAAAGTATATCACCTTGTGCATAGGTTGTTATAGCTGTGCCACCTCTATCAACAGGAACTGCACTTGTTAAGTTAGCAGGGTTTAAGAAGTATGCACTATCAAGTCCGTCAAGTGTACCAGCATCAACAATACCATCTTTAATGAATACTTCACCACTACCGTTTGAGTTAACATCAAACTGTGTTTGCAAGAAACGACTTACACCTAGTGTACTAAATGTACCTCCAGCATCATAGTCGGCATTTGCAATACCAATATTTACTGGATCACCATAATACTCACCTGCTGTGTTTAAACCAGTAAGAGTAATAGGGTTATCTGTTGTATTAGCTTTTTTCAAGGTTTGAACAACAACCTTGTATTCACTGTTACCAAACAATGCTGTCTCAGTATTAGCAACCCCACTTGCACCAAGTCTACTTGGAGATATTGTTCCAGAAATAATATTTTCTGCGTCAATGTTTGTAACAGCAAGAGTGTTCCAGTTTGCAATCAATCTACTTGAGGTGTTAACAATAGCATTTACTTGAACATTATTTCTAATAACTCTTGCACTACCTACACCATTAGTGCCAATATCTCTAGCGTTTGTAACTAGTCCATTGATACTGCTTAGTGCGTCTGAACGTAGAGCATGAATAGTAAATGAGTTAAGTGTGACACTTCCTACAAAGAATCTTGCACCACTTGCAATCTCTGTGCCATTCACAGTTGGCAATGCGTTGCTAGTTGAACCATCTTCCAGTGATACAAGTCTTATAGCATCACCTGTTGTAAATCCATGACCTACTACGACAACACTGTTATCAGTTAAGTTTACAGTGTATCTAGTAAAGTTGTGGTTGTTGTTAGCAGGTGTACTTAAGAAAGTTATCTGAGTATTTAAACTAAAGTCGTCATATACCTCAAAGGTGTCATCATCAACAACTTTAATATAATAAACATTACCGTTTAACAATCCGCCGATTGCAACATTTCCTAATGTATCATATGTTACTGGATCGCCATTTGAAAATCCGTGAGCTGTGACACTTACTCTACTATCTGTATAGTTTACTGCACCACCGCCGCCTGTTGTACCAGCTAGGAAGTTATGACTAATAGTGTCATCAAAGTTAATATCATTAGAATTTTGCACTGCTGTATTATCTTCAACAAAGTCAATACTCGATGCACTAGCAACAAATAGTTCGCCTCCTAAGATGTCTACATACGCTCTATCTTCAATAGCAGATATTTCAATCTGGAATCCACTTCCTGTGCCGCCAATGTCACTAGCATTTGCACCTAACAAATCACCTGCCACATATCCTGTACCACCTCTTGTTAAGTCAACATCGGTAACAGCACCAGCCTGCACTGTGATGTTGGCTTTTGCACCTGTACCAGATCCAGTAACGCTTGTCATACTTACATTTTCGTATATTACCGATCCAGTTGTAGGAGTGTACAAGCTACCAGTTGTAATGTTAGCGTTATCTACACTTGCTGCAATACCTTCACGTAACTCTGTAACAGCACCTTGGGCGTTACCATCAGCACTTGTTACAATAGTATTTGCAGTACCAGTTACTGATTTTGAAGCTTCGTCGTCGCCTGTGTTTGCAATAGTAAATGTTGTTGTAGTAGGAACACTTAAAACCAAACCGTTTTGGTTATAGGTAGAATCGCCATCAACTGCAACTTTTACGTTGTTGTCCACATTAATATTATGTGCTCCGCTAGTTGTTATAGTCGCAATATTTCCACTTCTACTTACATCTGTAATAGTTGCAATAGTAAATGTATAAGTATCGTCGCTATCAAGTATTAAATACTGGCTACTGTTACTGCTACGTAAGAAGTAGTTATCAATAATTTCACTACTTACACCTTTTGAAGTAATATTTACTCCGCTGTCTACGCCATTTACATAGATATTTCCAGCACTTACTTCCCAAGGATCGCCAGTGCTATCATCTGTTTTATCCCATGCTTCTCCGATTGTAGCAACAAGAATATTAGTACTGAGAGAAAAATCACCTTTAGCATAAGCAGTTGCACCAGTTACTCCTGGTTGTGTAATAGTATCGCCGTCGCTTGCTGTAATAGTTCCAGATAAGTTAAGTTCTACCTGTTCGTATTCTTCAGTACCAATGTCACCAGCTTTCAAGTCAACTGCCGGAATATCTTCAATTTGTTCTAATCTAGATCGATATCCTTTGGTATTTGTGTTTGTAAACTGTCTAGTAGCAGGAATCAAGTCTGCGTTAAGCTGACCGTTAACATTGAGCTGTACAATAGCACCCGGAACAGCAGCAGAACTAACTGTCTTGTCAATAAAACCACCTAGTCTGTTTGACAAGAAGCTTCTAACAGCAAGCTGAGTACTCAAACGATTGTTGCTTGCGCCGCCTATTTCGTCATCACCTAAGTTAACATCAGTTGATATTTCTTCAATAGCAACATCACTAACACTAAGTTTCAAAGCGTCAAGTTCATCAACCTGCACTTTGTTTCTAAAGGTAATGTTACCAGTTCTGTTGAACGCTGTAATAAAGTCACCAACTTTAAAGTCACCAAGTTCGTTTGTACCCGATGAGTAGCAACGTCCTGGCAGTTCTTCAAACTGTTCGTATTCTTCTCTTGTATTACCGCCGTTTTGTGGTAGAGCGTTGTAGTCTGTACCCGAACCTGCATATTCCCAAGTGTGTGCAGAACTGTTAACAATACTAGGTCTGTGGAACCAAAGTTGCTTCTCTGGAAGGTTGATAGTGTTTGTAACACTACTACTTCCGTCTGTAGCAGTGATGCTAAATGTTGCTGTACTCAAACCACGTTTAGTGGAAACTTCGTTTACACCAATATTTGTGTTAGGTGTGCCACTATGGTCTTCTGTAATAGTGCTAGTTGCATCAAACTGAATACGTAATGTGCTTGAGCCGACTGTAACTTCTTCAATACTTACAACAAGTAAGCGATCTGCAGGAATCCAACTTGCTACAATAGCACTGTTATTGTTAGCACCTGTTGAACCTGTGATTGCTCTTCCTGGCACAAAGTTATAACTTTCTGCACCAGATTCTAGTTCAAGAGTTTGGTATGTTGTATGACTTGACAATACTTCTTCAACAAAAAACTCAATAATATTACTTTTGAATATATGGTTTCCTGTGTTACTAAAGTTACTAAAGATTGTTACTTCAAACTCGCCACCGTCGTCATATGCAAGTGTAAATTCATCTTCGTTAATAATATTCACATAGTAAGTTTGTTCATCATCTAAACCACCAATAATAGTATTGCCATTGGCACTATAAACAACTTTTTGTAGATTTGTAAATCCGTGTCCTACTATTGTAAATATACCTGTAGCAACATCTAAAGCTGTTGCTGCATCAAATGATGTTTCTGTAGGTGTTGGAATATAGTCATTTGTTATGTCACCTTCACTACTTACATCAAATGGATCTGGAAGTGTATCTGGATCTCTAATAATATCTGTAACAATATTAAATCTACTTTGAACAAAATCCTCAACTTCTGTAGTAATCTGTCCATATCCTGAGATTTCTGTGTTTGCAAGTGTAGCAGCTTGTTGAATAGCTTTGATTGTTTGCAGTTCTTGTCCTGAAATTTGACTTCTAGAACTGTCTGCAATGTTTGCAGTAAAGTAACTCAAACCTGCGTTTCTAGAATATCTGTTTCCTGTATCCCACGTATCTTTAGCAACTGCATTTACAATCAGTTTTGTATCTCTCAAACATTTTGATTGATCATATGTAAAGTTGTACCACAATCCAGCATCGATTTGTTCATTAATGTATTGTGTAACTCTTTGAGCAATGTTAGTTGCACCTTCTGTTCCTAATGCATTGTTAGAATCGGCAACAAGTGTTTGGTTCGGCCATGTTGTGTCTGGTTCGCTTCTAACGATTTCGCCACCGTCGTTGTCAAGGTGATCAACTACAATTTGTACAAGTGCTTGGGCTTGTGTGCTTGCTGCTGCACTACCTGCGGCTGCACTTGTATCCTGTGTTTCCACATTTCCACTTGAAACTGTAACAGTGTTTTCTAAAATAACATCACCAATAACATCTTTGAGTCTGCCGTATGCAGCGATTGTTTCTTCTTTTTCACCTGATCCATATTGTGCGGATGTTCCGACAAAGTATTGGAAAGCTGCATCTCTAGTAAGCAAGTTACCACCGTATGTCAAGTCATAAACAAGTGCATCAATAATAAGTGCAGTGTCTCTTTCGCACTTTGTTGCGTTATAAGTAAAATCTGTTGCAAACGGAGGTGTTCCTGCTGCAACTTGATCGGCAATCCATGCTGTAACTTCTTTCTTGATAAATGTTTTGTTGTTTAATAGCTGTGTAACTGCATTTGCATAGCCACTGTCACTAGCATTTCCAGTTCCGCCTGTTGGAGTTGGATAGCTGTATGTGTCTGCAATCTCTCCAGGAACATCGTTACTACTACCATTGGTAATAATATCAATAACTTCATCCCAAAGGGCATTTGCTCTGGTAACTGCTGTTGCATCATTTAATGCTGCTGCGGTATATGCTTTTGCTTGTGTAAATGCTTCTACAGTTTGATCTCTTTGATCATTAATAACAGTGTCGCTTGTTCCGTTATAATATTTAATAGCACTACTAATAGTTCTGTAGTTACTGTTAAACATAATATCGTAACGTATAGCATCTAACAAGAATCTTACATCTCTTCTACACTTTTCTTCATTGTATGTAAATCCAGCCCAAATATTTGCAGTAGCTGATGAAATCTGTGCATTAATCCATGTGACAGTGTCATTAGCAATCTGGTCTTCTTTACTTTTAAGAACATCATATGCTTCTTTATATCCTGGTTCTCTGTATCTAAGAACAAATTCTTCAACTGGTGCTGTTCTGTTTAGCCCCACCATTGTGATAGTTTGTTTGCCTTCACTTTGACCAGTTTGAGTAACAAACGCACGGTCAAACTCGAACGCTTTTGGAGAATAACCAGATGAACGCAGAGCATACAAACCAAAGTTAGTAGCAGAGTTGGTAATAGAACAATAACCACCAGATTGTGTGTAAACACCGTTTAGTAGGAAGATTTGGAAACAGCTAACGATCTGTGCATAAGCATCGTTAAGTAGACGCCAACCTGTACCACCGAATGAAAGCATGGTGTATGCGTTAGCAACCATTGATTTACCTTGTTCAGGTACAGCGCCAATGGCAGGGTTTTCAGCTTCAATAGCAAACTGAGGAACGTTAGGAGAGTTTACAAGTGCACCATCAATCTTTGCACCACTACCTCCTAAAAACGAAATAATAGAACAGTTCTGTGTATACGGTGAAGTTACAATGCTTGGTTTTGTATTAGGTAAGTTTGTATATTCCGCACGGTCTGTTATATCTGTTGCATCAGGGTCATCAAACGTTGTTGCATAATCCCATGTAATCAATGGAACAAAGTTATCGTCAACGCCATCTCTAAATGTAAATTCACCAAAGTAACATGCGTTACGAACACGTAGCATGTCCAAGTTAGCATTTGCAGGACGAATAATACATCCACGCAAACCGTCACCTTTGATAACAACGTTATCTGGAACAATAACTGGGTTGTCTTCTGTGTAGTCACCAACCGCAACTTTTATGTTAACACGTTTGTTGGTTAAAGTTCCATCAGGATTGTAAACTAAAGCACTTGCAAGTTTACATGCACGTTTAAGAGTTTTAACTGGTGCTGTCTGACCATCATTTTCATCGTCACCTTTGTCTGCACTAACATAGATAACATTTCCGCCAAACAAGTCTGAATCAACAAATTCTAGTTGTCCTGTAGCATCTGTACGTAGCAACTGACCTTTTGTACCTGCTGTAAGAGGCAAAGTTAGATTATAACTAGCAGGAAGTGTATCAGGTGCTTTAATTTTTACTCCATCTTCACCAGATGCAGTAAGTTCTCTAAATGTAATAGCAGTTGCATTTTCCATGTCAAGGGCTTCTTTGATGTTCAAACCCTCGTTGGTTATTGTCATCTTTTCAGAATCATTAACTGTAAATGAAATCTCTGCTGATGCACTATCTCCTGCATCATCTACTTTTACTTCAGTATTGTTTTCAAATATTCTTTTGGTAATATCTTGAACTGTATTATCATCACGCAGTAGGAACACTTTACCGTCTGCTGTGTTAATAGCTAGTTCGCCTGATTCTAGTTGAGATACTAGCGGTTGCTTACCCGCGACCGCACTTCGCTTGTGTCTAATCTTTGTTGCCATTAAGGCTGCCTCCTATTTAGGTGTGGGTCAAGTCTATAAAGACGCCCGTACTACACGATAGAAATCGTTGTAATGTTATTTATCATAGGAATAAAAGTGGCAGCTTTTTAGAAGCTACCACCGTCGATTGTATCAGTCCAAACTGGTGTTGCATCCACATCGCTTGTTACAGTTAATATTTGGAAACTGTCTGTTGCATCAGCTGTGCCTGCTGCTGCTGTAACTTGAACTGGATCTGCTGCATTACCATAAAGTATACCATCTGTGGTAAATGTGCTTACACCAGTACCACCGTACTGTACTTCAAGATCAGTTGTAAGTGTTAGTGTTCCAACATCTGCATTTACTACTATTAATCTGTTGTTAATACTATCAATGATTTCTGTGCTGTCATCAGCAAATACACTTCCTCTAAACCCTGATGCGTCAAGTATACCAGTAACAAACAGGTCTTGATCTATTTGTAAGTCTGTTGTGATTGTTGTTGTATTTTCGCTTATTCTAAGTTTTTCAACTAGCGAACCTGCTATCATATTACTTACAACAAAGTCAAAATCTTCTTGTCCGCCGGTAACATCTTGAGCAATCACATCAAACTGTACACCTGTTTCAAAGTTGCTGTTTGTTGTTTCGAGCTCAAACTTCATACCAACACCAGAGCCTGCAACAGGTGTTCCACTTACGCTATGATGCGCTAGTGTAACTGGATAAACAATATCATCTGCTGCGCTATCAGGAGCATTTGATACTATTTTAAAATCATCTGGTGTTTCAATAGTACCAGCTTTGATTAACAACTTATCAGTGTATAAATCTGTAAGTTGTAGTGTTCCAGTTGTATCACCGCCAATAAATCCTTGAACAAATAAGTTTTCTGCAACACCTAATCCACCTGCAATAGTAAGTGCACCAGTGTCATATCTATAACTTGTGCTTGTGTTTGCAATATCAACTTGTATGCTAGAATCAATATCAAGATCAGTTTGTGTAAGAGTCAGTCTCTTTACACCATTAGTAAAGAACTCTAATGTATCTTCATCTGATCCTGGTGCTGTTTCTGGTCTAATAAATGTGTCTTGGTCAACGTCTTTTACGCCACCTAGCGAACCCCAAGCAGTACCATCATAACCTTCAAACAAAGTATCATCTGTGTTAAATCTAATTTGACCTGTTACAGGTGATGTTCTTTGAGCAGTTGTACCAGCTGGAAGTTGGAGACTTGCTGTACTATCAAATATAAAGTTTTCGTTGTTAAATGTAATAGTACCTGTTTCAGCACCAAATGTAATGCTTGTTGCATCTCCAAATGCATTTACTGTTGTAGCATTTGCATTTGCAAGATTAAATGTAGTTGCTGTTGTGGTAATATCTCCGCCGTTAACTGCAACATCTCCAGCTGCTTCAATATTTCTATCAACAACAACATCAACACCTACAGTAAGGTTTTTCTCAATACCAACGCCGCCTTCGACAACTAATGCTCCAGTGTCTTTGTCAACACTATCAGTTACATTTTGTATAACAATCTTTGGAGTTGCACCAAATGTAATATTTTCTGTAGTATTTTGAGTATCAACATTGATATAACTTGCAGATGCTTGTCTAACAGTGAATGCTTCTGCTGTGTTATCAGGAATGTTAAAGTCTGCATCACCAGCTACATTGATTGCATCTAATACTGCATCGTCACCAAATGTAAGCGAACCATCAACTTGCATATTGCCAGTAACAAATACATTACCGTTTATGCCCACGCCGCCTGATACTACTAATGCACCTGTATTTGAATCTGTTGCTTCTGTTGTGTTTTGGATTCTAATAACTGGATTTACACCAAATAATACTTGTTCTGCACCATCTGTTGTGTTTACTTTGAAGTAACTGTTTGCACCTTCTAGTATTTCAAATGCACCTGTTGTAGCATCGTACACATTGTATGTTGCATTTGCATTAACTGTAAGATTGTCTACAACACTGTCGTTTGTACCAATAGTAACACTACCGTCTACATCAAGAGCACCATTTAATACAGTGTTGTTATAAACTCTTAAATCACCTCTTACATTGAGATTTTTCTCAATGCCCATGCCACCTTCGATAACCAACAAACCACTGTCTGGACTGTCTGACTGGGTTGTTCCTTCAAATGTAATACTTGTTATTGTATCATCTAAACGGAATGATGTTGTGCTCAGATTCATTCTTTCCAAGCCATCTGTAACAAAACTCAGTTCGTTTTCATTTGATCCTGGCGAGCTTTCTGCTTCGATATATGTGTTACCATCTACATCTCTAACACCGCCTAGTGTGTTCCAAGCAATACCATCGTAGCCTTCAAAAATACCCAAGTCGGTGTTGAAACGAATATAACCTTCATCTGGGACAAGTCCTCTTTCACCTGTTGTACCTGTTGGTATTTTCATGTTATAAACACTGGTAAATCTAATGTAGTCGTTTTCTACTGTAAAGTTACCAGGAACAATACCTGCACTACCAATAGTGATTTCAGTAGCATCGCCAAACGCTTCAACTGTACCAGCTGTATCGTTGAATAAGCTCAAACTTGCGCTATCTGTACTAACAATAGTACCTTCGAAGAAAATATCGCCGCCAACATTTAAGTTTTTACCAATGCCTACGCCACCAGCAACTGTAAATGCACCGTCGGTTTTATTAGGACTTTCTTTATCGTTCAAAACACTAACAGTAGGAATAACACCAAATGTAATGTTTTCAAGTGCATTTCTAGTATCAATACTAATATAATCTTCTGTACTCATGCTTACATTAAATGCTTGTTGAGTTTCATCAGGTAATGTTAGGTCAAAGTCACCAACAATAGTTGTATTGCCGCCTACATCAAGTGTACCAGTTACATCTAAATCATGTTTGATTTCTGTTAAACCAACTGTGTCAGCACCTATTACAATACTAGTTGCACCACCTGCAAAGTTCACTGTGCTTGCGTTATCGTTGATCAAGTTAAACACAGTTGAAGTTGTACTTAAATCGCCACCGTCTACTGCAATATCAGTTTCAAACTGTACATCGCCTTCTACAACACCGCCAGTTAGTTTGTTTAGATATCTGTTTTCAACATACGTTACAACTGCAACTTGTGTAGGCACTGTATTAATATCAGCAACACCTGTGCTTGCAGTCATGTCTGCATTGTTACTTACTTCTTGTAGTTCAACACCAACAGGAATACCAAAACGTTTAAATGGACCAATACTTGCAATACCACTTAGATTGATTTCTTCAGCGTTTAATGTAATAGCACCTGTAAGTGCATTAACATTAAAGAAGTTACCAACTTTAAAGTTACCGATTTGGTCAACTGTACCACCTGCAAAAACCTTACCGTTATCTGTTTCAACAAACTCGTTTTCTGCAATAGGTGATCCGCCAAAGAATGGTAGAGCATTATAGGTAATACCTGCGCCAACATATTCAAATGCATGACCCGAAGTACTAACTGTGCTAACACGTTGCATACTTCCTTTTGTACCTTCAAGAACAGAAACAACACCTGGGAACAATGTTAGATTAGCTATACCACCATATTCGATGTTAAGTAGTCTAATCGCTTCATCTACAATATCGTCTAAATCATTTAAGATATCTTCACGCTGTTGTTTGACAAGAGAAGTTGGTCCTAAACTATCATAATGATGATCTTCCTCTGCAGGCAAATACGAAGTTCCTCCATATTCTATAACATCTGCAATTTTATTGATCAATAAAGATGCATAGCCACCTGATGTAGAACTTCCGCCTATTGTTCCATAAGTTTGTGTTTCTGTAGTTCCAGATGTTGCTGTTACTTTCAAGTTTTGTGCAACTTTTTCAACTACGTCAGCAAGATGTCTATAGCTTAGTTCTGTAATAGATTCTTGTCCTGCAATAACTGCATTACTATAATATGCTTCAGCTGCACGACGAGTTTGTTTATTGCCTCCAAACGTCATATCATAAACTGCTGCATCAACAATATAGGCAGTGTCTCTTTCACATTTTGCAACATCATAATCAAAAGATACAATGTTATCTGTAATATATGTAATAGTGCCTTCTTGTATTGTTGAGATATTATTCTCAACATTTATCATTGCTTCTGAAAGTCCAACTTCGATCCAGCTTACATCAGGGTTGCTGTTTTGCGGAGTTGTTGCAAGTCCGTCTGAATCAGATATAGCAGTAATAACAATATCAAATAATTCACCAAGTTCTTCGCTTTCTGACGATGTTCCATATGTTCCAGATATACTTTGTGTTTCTGGATTACCAACCTCAGGAACAACAGCAGCACCTTGAATGACTTGAATAGCTGTATCTCGCAAATGTTCTAATGCATCTTGTGTTTGAGATTCTTGTCCATAAACTTGTATTACACCGTCGTCAAAATAACTACGAGTAGCAATCAAAATACTTCTATTACCAAGATATAATAAGTCATGTGTAGCCGCATCAATAATACGTCCAGTATCTCTGCGACACTTGCTTTCATCATAACTAAATCCGTTTAGTACAGTATTAATATAGTTAATGTTATCGTCAAGTAACGCAGTTCTGTTTGTATTAATCAAATCCTTACTTGCAAGCAAGTTTGAAGAACTCCAAGTATCATCCAGTGCTTCGTCTGCTGGCAATAACTCTAAAGTATTTGCTTTTACTACATCTCTAATAATATTAGCAAGTTCTGTTGATTTATTTGCTTCTTCACTTGATACAAGTCCAGCAGATGTATCTTGCCCTGAGTATGCTTCAAGTAAAACATCATATGTGATAAGACCAAGTTGTTCCATAGCGTTGCCTGTAGCAGTCCTTTGGTCTGCTGGAAGTTGACTTGTAGTACCAACAAAATATGCTTTAGCTGCTTCTTTTGTTGCAAGATTTGTGTTATAGTTTAAGTCATGACTGATTGCATCAATAATGTAACCTAAATCTCTACGACATGTTGCTTCGTCATATACCAAAGATGGTTCGTTGTCTCTTATCCATAAAATAACTTCGTCTTCGATTAGTTTTCTATTATTTTGAAGCTGTATTCTTGCATTAGTGTGATCAACATTTACTCCAGTTGATGTCCATGTTAATGCATCTGCATTTGCTGTACCATTAGTTAAAATATCAATCACTTCATCAAATGCTGCACTTACTGCTGAGATACTTGGAGCATCTGTAAGAACTGCTATTGTTTGTGTTTTTAATCTTGTGATTGCTGAGATAGTTTCGGTTAACTGATCGTTTATAACTTTTGCGGAGTTTGCTCTACGATAAGATAGACCATTCAACACAGCCCAATAGTTTGTTCCTAATGTTAAATCTTTTATAATACCATCTAATATTAATCCACTGTCTCTTCTACATTTTGTTGCATCATATATAAAATATTGATTGTTAATATGTAGAACAGTTTCTTCAATCAAGAAATCTCTATTATCTTGTAGCAATCTCGCTGAATCAATACGTTCTTGGCTAGCAGGAGTTGGTGATGGAAATGTTGTACCTTCACTTGGTTCTACTTCGTATTGAACAATATTAAAGAAGTTTTCAAAGTTTTCTGTAATACGTGTTGTTGCAACTGAATCTGCTGCTGCATATGCTAATGCTTGTGTTTTAACATATCTTAGAGCCATTATAGTTGCAGGATTTTGATTTACATTAAAATACGTTGCTGTTGCACGTTGATATGCTTGAGCTGCAACTATTGTGTTGTGATTAGTTCCTAATCTTGTATCGCGAATGACTGCTTCTAAAACCAGTTGTACATCTCGTTTACATTTTGTTTGATCGTATGTAAAATCAGGATAGTTTTCTAAAACAAATGTTGTAGTTTCTTCTCCTAGATTATTTCTTTGTCCGTATGTTGTTAATGCTGCTGCTTCAACATCATCTGCTGCAAAACTAATATCAGGCAAAATTTGTTCTGGCAGATTGTTTAGATTACCCGCATCAATAACATCGATAATGATTTGCACTAGTTGTTGTAAAATAGTAGATTCTGTACCTGTTGCTGGCTCACCGCTTGTGTCTTGTGTAGTATCGTTACCGGTTGATCTACTTACAGCACCTTCTAAAACAACTTGACTTACAACTGTTTTTAATCTATCGTATGCAGCAGTTGTTGCTTCTATTTCGTCTGAATCTGTTCCTAGCTGGTTTGCAGTACCAACAAAATATGCCTCTGCTGCAACTCTTGTTTGAGTATTACCGCCATATAAAACATCATACGCAAGTGCATCTACAATGTAACCAACATCTCTTTTACATTTTCTTTCATTGTAACCATTGCCGTTGTTATAAACGGATGGATAAGTAATGTTTACCCATGCTGCTATCTCATCTTTTATAAACTCTTTGTTTGCAACCAGTTGTGCATTTGCATTTACTTTAGCATCATTTATACCAGTTGGTGCAGGGTAAGTAACTGTATCTGCATTTGTAATGTTTACATCTATTTCTTCTAAAACATCTACTTTGATAGCAGGCATATTATCTTGCCAGTTGTTGAAGGCAAATATCAAGTCTGCATCAGTGATATGTGAAATACTTGGCTCTGTAAGTGTTGGTAATACATTTGTATTTCCTGCTTCAATAACATCAATTACAACCTGTACAAGAGTACCAACTTCATCAACTTCTGTTGATGTTGCTGGATTAGTAGTTGTTTGTTGCCCCGAATAGGTTTCTAATATTATGTTTTGCATAATATTAATCAGTTCGTTGTATGCAGCTATCGTGGCTGTTATCTCATCAGCACTTCCTAACTGACTTACTGTGCCTACTAGGTATGCATCAGCAGCTCTTCTTGTTGCAAAGTTGCCTCCATACTGAACGTCAAAACACACTGCGTCTGTGATAAATTTTACATCTCTTTCACATTTTACACTGTCGTATGTTAAACTTGGAAAGTTTGCAGCAATCCAAGTTGTAAGTTCAGTTGCAATATAGCCTCTGTTAAGTTGCAATAGTTCTCTTGCATATCTTTTGTTTACATCGACACCCGGATCTGTAAAAGTAATAGTATCTACAACATTTTCATCTTGACTACTATCAGCATTTTGTATGATATCGAGTATTTCGTCGAATGCTGCATCACTTCTTGTTACTGCTGTGCTACTAGATTCCATATAAGTTTCTGCACTAATGGTTTTCATGTATTCGTATGCACGTACAGTTTGTTGAGATTGGTTGCTCAACAAATATCCACTATTAGCTCTTTGGTAACTCAATCCTGTTGTGACTGCATTGTAGTTTGTATTTAAAATAACATCCCATGCTACGCTATCAACAATGTAACCTATATCTCTTTCACACTTTTCTTTATTGAAGTTTAAACCTGTGAAAATATCTAAAAACTCTGTGAATAAGTTGTTAACTCTTGTTGTTGCTGTTGCACTTGCTGCAACATCTCCTAATGCAAGAATACTGTCCCTTGTATTTTCAAATGTTGCTTTTGAAACTGTAAACTGTACATCCGAAGATACAACACTTGCATTTGCTCTTGCATAACTTACTGCTGCTGTTATTGTTCTAGAGTTACTGCCTGTTGCAATATCATAACCAATAGCTTCAACTAATAATCTAGTATCTCTTTCACATTTACTTTGATTATAAGACAAGTTTGTAAACTGTGTACTAATATAGTTTGTAAGTTCGTCTACAATAAAGTCTTTGTTGGCTACAATATTATCTGCTGCTGCTCTTGTGCCTTCATCGATTGTAGTAATACTTCCTAAATCGATATCAGGAGCCGCAGTACTATCACCTTGATTTAAGTATGAAACTATTTCTGCAAAACGTTCAATAATATAATATCTTGCATCTTCATTTGCAGGATCACTATCAGGAATACGAGCAAGCATTTCGTCTCTTGCTGCTTCAATACCGTAAATAGTTGGAGCAAGTTGTGCTGCAAGAACTTTATTTGCTCTTGCACGTAAATAACTTCTACCTGCTGCAATACTTTGATAGTTAGTTCCCATAACTAGATCACCAGCAACTGCATCTACAATGCGTTGTGTGTCTCTACGACAGACAGCTTCGTCATATATAAACGGTTGTTGTGTAATATCATTTGCAGTTACATAATATGCATTTGAATCGCCAGGAAACTGTAATATACTACCAGTTTGTGGAATATCTCTCAAACCATTAACTTGAATGATTCTATTTGTAACAAGGTTAGCTGTAGCTGTTGCAATAACGTCAAACCCGCCGCCAACAAATCTTACATCAGGTATTCTATCATAACCAGTACCGCCGTTTACTATTGTAACAGCAGAAATCTGTCCAGTTGTTGCATCAAGCGATGCTGTACCAGTAGCCGTTATACCATTAGGATCTCCTAAAGGTGGATCAAACTCAACAGTAGGTACACTAGTATATCCTGCACCTGTACTATTTACTGTAACACTACCTACACTTGAAAAATAATCCTGTGTTGGTCTAGCATTAGTAAATACTTTATCAAATAATCCGTCAGCAATGATAGCATAAGTTCCAAAGTCACTAACACTGTTTGAAATACTTAGATATCCGCCTTTTGTTGCTTGGAAACCAACTCTTGTAAAAACAGAGAAGCAGCTAACAATCTGTGTATAACCTTCATTTGTAATGTGGAAACCAATACCACCTTGTGCAATCTGTGTAAATGCGTCAGCAACAAATGATTTAACCAAACTGTTTGGATCATATTGATTACCATCAACCAACATACCATTACCGCCGCCAGTTGTGTTAACACGTTTTGCTAGTGGAACTGTAGGATCATTCTCAATAGGCCTTGCACCTGGTGCAACACCTTCGATTTGTACAGTTTCAAATGGTATAAACTCAGTTCCGTCATTTAACCAAGGACCATTCATGTTTGTACAGTTTTGAACATAAGGTGACACAGTAACAAGTGCACCTGGTTTGATTTCAGCACACCAACCTGGATCTCTTAGTGCACGGAAAGTAAGTTGAAACAAATAACACGCATTATCCATATAAAATATAGTTTCTGTATTATTTTTTGGATAAATTTGAGTATTACGTAAACTATCACCTCTAACAGTTTGTCTTGCTTTTAGTGTAATAGGGTTTTCTTCATAAAAGTCTCCGGCAGCAACATGTATTGTAGCACCAGCAGGAGCTGCTTCAACCGCTGCTTTAACAGTTCTTTTTGCTTGCCCCGGTCCTGCACCTTTACCGTTGTTACTATCGTTACCTTGTAAACTCACATAGTAAACATTATCATTTGTTGCGCCAGGCGAGTTTCCTGTTACATTTAGATTACCTGTTATTGTAACATCTTTTCCTGGCAACGGTGTAAGTTCAATACTACCATCTGCGTTCAAAACAAACGATTGATTGTTTACTTTTCTTTCGTGTAATATCTGCTTCTTTATGTACTTCATTATACTTCCAAATAACTAATAGTAGCACTTAGTTTGTCGTCGTCAGGGCTGTTCAAAATAACCCTATCGCCTGCTTCCAATATCAGTCTTTCAACATTAAATGTAAATGTTTCTTGAGCTGGTAAAGATATACTATTCAATATTAAATTTTCGTTTGATTTAACTCCTCCAGATCCTTTAATAACATGCATATTAAAAGAACTATCGTTTATACTGTTAGACGATGACGCATAGTTACAAACAAGTAATGTTGTGATAGCATACTTTTTGTCAGCAGGAACCGATAATGCCGTTGTGTCAGTTGATAGTATTGATACATTGTTTATTGCCATAATCTAATCCTTTAAAAAATAATACTGTAAAGTAATGCTTTGTTCCTACTAATCAATTCGTCGTTTGTGCTGTTTTCATTAATAAAAAACAAACCTGTACCGCCGTCTGCTTCAGTCTTTGAATACAACTTTATACCATCAGTTGGTGCAGTTGGGTCTGTTTGTTTTTCTATTTCAAACGGAAACCCTGTAATAATACTGCCTGTTCCATTGGCTGATATCCTCAAGTTACCATCAAGATTTGTTGTTTCCAAATCTCCAGTGCTAAAACGATAATCGAATATATCTGCATATGATGCTTTAAAAGTTGCTGTAACAATATTGTCTATTTGAATATCAACGCTGCTTACAGTAACATCTGGATCATCTGCATCAAATGCAGTTACCCTTGTGTCACTATCTTGAAGTGCGGCAATAGTATCTTGGAAGTTCCTTGAGTTATATGCCTTGACATAATCTTTTACAGATTTGACGTTTGGTATTGCATCGTCGTCAACTGGTGGTTGTAATCTGTCGTCAGTGCTTGGGTTTCCTTGTATTGCACCACTAACATACGGAAATAGTTGTTGTTCGTAGTCTACTGTGCCTGTAACACTTAGAAATCCTGTTGAGTTTTCTCCTAAGAGATACAGATTTTGATCATCTGCTGTTTTAATACTTGCAACATGAATACCTAGGAAATCACCATTGTCATTTGTAAAACTAAATGCACCTGGCTGACTATCATTACCACCCGAGTCAATAGTTGTTAATCTTTCATCAAATAGTAGGTTAGCAAAAGTTAAAGTTCCTCTATCTATAATCAAGCCGGCAGTGTTTAATGAAACACCAGCGCCTGTTTCGCCGCTGTTGACTGTAATAGTATTATCAGATACTACCAAGTCACTAGAGCCAACAGTTGTTGTTTCACCTTGCACATTTAAGTTTCCATTAACGAATACTGTGCCTGTGCCGTCACCTGTATCAAATGTAAAGTTGCCTCCGTCGGAGATCTTTACTTTGTATTCGCTTACTTGATCATACTGTTGTAACTTTAACATGTATCACTCCTTAGATAGCTGTAAGTCTAAGTAATGATTCTGTTGAGTCGTCTTCTGCTGTCCATGTATAACGATTGTTGTTGAAGTCTACTGCTGTTCTGTTAAACAACTTTTTGATTGCAATAGCACCACCGCCATCAACAATACCAATGATTTGGCATTCGCCGTTTGCATTTGGTGCAGAACCATCCGAAGTTAATGTGCATACTTCAGTGACTGAATCACCGTCATTTGAACAGTTAAACTTGTTTGTTGCTCTTTGTGAAAGAATTTTTCCTTCATACAAACTTCCACCTGAGTAGAAGCGGATTGGAACTGTAGGTGCTGCATCAACACCAGTTGCTCCGAAGTTTCTTTTATTTACTGGACGTCCCATTGTTTTCTCCTTATGTTGACGTTCTAGGTCTACGGGGTTGGGTCCCCATAAGTCCTCATCGTGAGGCTCTCCTCTTGACATAAGTATTTATCTTTTTCGTAAAAATGGGTTATAATGTCCGTAAAAAAAGGCCTACCGTAGTAGACCTTTTTTAATAGT